TTACCCAGCGTGAGAACCGGGGGCTTTTTTCTTTCCTATCCCGCAATCATCCCGCAAGAGATTCAGCCCAGCCAAAGCATCCCGCATAACATCATCCTGCCCAGGAAAAATATGGGCATACGTATCCCACGTAACCGACGCGCTCGCATGCCCCAACGCATCCTGTACGGCATTCGCCGGCACGCCCTTGAAAATCAAAACACTGGCAAAGAAATGCCTAAAATCATGAAACGAATGCTGGCGTAAACCATGAGCCTTGATCGCAGGAAGAAGCCCATGCGTCACCGCTGACCGATCAAACGGACGCCCAGGTTCTCCTACAGGACGCGTCCAAATCCACCCAGACTCACCCACCGGATTCTCCTTAATCCACTCCACAATCTCCGTAGTAACCCACCGAGCAACCGGAATCGTCCGCACAGAAGCCTTAGACTTCGGAGTCTTCGCAACACCACCCCGCCCCATCTGACGGGACACCGAGATCGTATGCCGCAAGAAATTCACATCCTCAGGACGCAACGCACAAATCTCAGAAACTCTCAGCCCCGAGCCCGCGGCAACTCGAATCATCGACTTCAACCACGGACGAGCCTTGTAATGCCCCTTGGGAGTCGCCACCGCATGAGCAATACTCTGGATCTGCTCCTCAGTTAACAGCTCCTGGCGGCTGATCGCGCGCGCCGGGGCGGACTTCGGGACGCGCACTGTGGGGATGACCAGGATCATGCGGTCTTGTTGGGCGCGCTTGAGGACGCTCATGAGCTGTCCGACTGTGTTGGCGGTCGTGGATTCAGAAAGAGTGCTCCCGTCGAGCCAGTCTCTTCCGGTGAGGAGTTTCTTTCGCCATGAGAGTATGTCGGACGTTTTGACTGCCGATATGGGCATGTCTGCCAGTGGTCCAAGGTTTCGGAGGAAGGTCTTTCTTACGGAGATGGTTTCATCTCTGGTTGCTTCATCTGCCCAGGCTTGAGTGATGACTCCCAGGGTGGTTTCTGCGTCGACTGGGTTTATCCATTCGTTTCGTCGCAGTGCGCGGGATTGTTCGGTGTCGAATGCTTTGGCTTCCTTTTCGGTGTAAAACGTTTTTGAGTGTTCTTTTCCGGAGGGGTCGCGGTAGCGTACGACCCATTGCACTTTGCCGTTTTTGAGTTTGCCGGCCTTTGGGCGTCGTTGGACAGCCATGATTGATACACTTCTCCTGTGTCTAGGGAATTTATTTTCTTGGATACTGTTCCCCTCTTCACCCGTGGTCGCCAAACTGTTGGGTGGGGAGGGGCTTTTCTTGTTTTATTTGTAGGTTCCCTCCGGTAATGGATCTAATTCAATCCGATGTTTAGTAGCGATCGTGGACCAGATCTGATGATTCACCTGGAGAATGCGACGTCCAATTGCGAAAGCGTCAATAATTGCCCAAATCAAACCTGGTATCCAAAAACATAGTCCCGCAATTAGCATGAGCACGCCTTGTTTATTGTCGCCGAGGTAAAAGCGGTGCACTCCAATGCTTCCGAGGACCAGCCACAGCAGCCACATAACTGTTGGATTCTTCTTTGATCCTTGATAGTCGTTCATTGCGTTGGAACGCTTTTGCATTAGTCGAGATTCTTGAAGGGCTTCTTTTGCCCGTCGTTGCATTTCTGCAGATTCATCAAGTCTTGCTTGGGTAGCGGCATCTGGACGGCGCTTGAATTTTCCCCACACCAGCTCTTCGGCATCCTGCCGGAAGTGTAGAGAGACAGTGGAGTAGTCTTCCCCAATGTTTTCGATTGTTGCTTCAACGGTAGGTGTCCACCCTTTATCAATAACTTGCCGGAGCACGTCACCATAAACAGCGTCAGTCGTTTCACCCAAAGTTGCAATCGGAATTGGCGGCTCAGTCCTTGAATAAACTACTAAAACACCGGTCTCTGAGGTCTTAATATCAACAAATGTTCTTTTGCCCTTATGGCTAGCAATAAACGAAGCTGCTTCAGTGGTAGGTTCCACAGGGACTGTCGGGCGCTGGACGCTGTTTAGGATGAAGCGCCCATCTTCTTTGTCAAAATAGGTCATACTGTTCTTCTCTCGTAGATATCGCACCATGTTTTAACGACGTCCGGGGTGACGCCGAGTTCGTGCGCAATCGCGCCGGGGTGAGGGCCATGCAGTAGCTCTGCAGCCCTGTATTCATCTTTGCTGATCAAAAGTCGCGCTGCCCATTGATTGGCTCGCTTCTCTGCTCGGGTGTCCCCATTGACTTCGTCTCTGTAGAAGGCGTGGGCTAGCTCGTGGGCGAAGATGCTGCGGTAGTTCCATCCATCGAGGCCTGCTCGGAGGAGTATGAGCCTTCGGTGGTGGATGTACATGCCGTGGTGGGCTGGGTGGAGGTCTTTTGTTTCTGCGACTCTCACTCCGAAAAGTTCGGCGATTTTGTCGAGGTCCAAGCCTCCTCCTATGGATGGTCAGGTTCTGTGAGTTCTTCTGTTGCTGGGTGAGCAGCTTGTGGGCGCTCGTTTGCCTCACGGATTGCGTCGGCAATCTCATCATCGCTCAAGGGGCGGACACGGGGGGAATCTATGTTCGCATTGCGATGCTTGTCTGCGAGGCTTACGAGAGGGGCGGTGCGTGGAATCGCAAGGCTGTCGAGATATCGAAGTGCTTCAATCCGACGTTCTACTTCGTTCATAAGGTCTTCGCCGGAGACTTTGGTCAGGTCGAGAGTTGGGGAGACCTCTGTGAGCTTTGCTTCATCCTCGGTGATGAAGTCAGCCTTTACCAGCGCGTCCAGGACATTGGCATTATAGGCACGCGCAATCTTCACTACGAAGTCTGGATCTGCGCGTGCGCCTTTCTTCCAACGAGTGAAGTTGGACGCGCTAATGCCTGTTTGGTCTGCGGCTTCTTTAGCTGTTTGGCCGTTCATTAGGGCTTCCAAATATTCCCACCATTGCGTTTTACTCATGCCTAAAACATTAATTGCACAACTGCAAAAGAGCAAGCTATTACAGCAATTCAATTAAAGCTTGCACAACTGTAATTCGTGTAGTAACTTCAATTGCAGTCAAGCAATTATGAATTGCAGACAAAGAATTACTCAAGGTAGGGCATAGAAAAGGAGGTGTCATGAAGATCATCGACACCACATATTTCAAGCGTGAATGGATCGAGGATCAACTCGATAATTTCCAGAGTTTATCTGCATTCGCAAACAAGCTCGGAGTGCTTCCGTCTACTGCATCTCGGTGGATTGAGCCGGGTAAGGAGGCAAGCCCCCGCGCTATCGGAGCTGTCTTAAATAATTTCCCAGTCAACTTTGATGACGCGTTTATCACGGTTCGGGAGGAAGCAGTCACTCAACGAATTGCATTCCGTGCTGTCTCAACTAAACGCCAAATCTCAGCAGCTTAACGCCACAACTGAAAGGAGACCCCGAGATGAATACGCATCCCGAGGCCAACTTCCCACAGCTTACCATCGCTCAGAAGCTTGATGAACTTATTGCAGAGGTCAAGCGGTTGGGGGGCTTGTTTGACGCTATCGCAATGAATGACGACGGCACATGGCGTGCACGCCTTACTCCCGAGGAAGATCAGCAGCTCATTAGGATCAACGCCCTTATCAGCAAAGTTACCCGTCAGATTCGCATTGTCACTGAGGGAGCAGCAAAACAATGAGTATTCAACCGTTTAACTTTCAGGGACATGAAGTCCGCGTGGTCCAGGGGCAAGATGGTCAACCGCTCTGGGTAGCAATCGATGTTTCGAGAGTCTTAGGTTTCTCCGAAGCTTCAGCGATGACACGTCACCTTGATGATGAGGAAAAGGGTCTGTCTAGTTGGCAGACCCCCGGTGGATCACAGCAGATGATCACAATCACCGAGTCTGGTCTTTACTCAGCAATCCTTCGAAGTCGTAAGCCTGAGGCGAAAGAGTTCAAGCGCTGGGTCACTGGTGAAGTCTTGCCATCGATTCGCCGCCATGGTGGGTATCTCACTGATCAGAAGATTGCTGAAGCTTTGGACGATCCGGACACCATCATCCGACTCGCCACCTCGTTGAAAGAGGAGCGTGCGCGCCGGGCGGCTCTAGAGACTCAGCAAAAGATTGATGCTCCGAAGGTGGTATTCGCTGACGCGGTAGCGGTATCAAACACTGCAATCCTTGTCGGTGACCTCGCGAAGCTACTCAAAGGCAACGGAATCAACGTTGGTGCTAATCGACTGTTCGATTGGCTGCGTGAGAACGGCTACCTCATTCGTCGTAAAGGGACGGACTGGAACATGCCAACCCAGAAATCCATGGATCTCGAGTTGCTTCGCGTGAAGGAGACCGTCATCACTCACAGCGACGGACACACATCCATTAACAAAACACCGAAGGTGACCGGTAAAGGCCAACGCTACTTCGTTGAACGGTTCCTCGACGGCCGATTCCACATCAACAACGCCGCATAAAAAGCCCGTCTAGCAGGCAGAGGAGTGCAAGCCTCCTCACGGGCACTCAGTCCCTGGGACTAGCGACCACCCAACACAGGGTGTGGGGTCGCGCCGGGTACGTGATGTATGAGAACTCGATATTGAAACACTTTTTCGTAGTGGAGTACCACCGGGTGGCGAGCTCGGCAGGGGAGCCCCGTCTCGGAACCTTCATTTAGGTATGGCTGCTTTGAGAGCGGCTGAGATGGAAATACTGCGACAGGCGCCGGTGTAGCCCAATTGGTAGAGGCGGTGGGTTTAAAACCTTCCCCAGTGTGAGTTCGAGTCTCACCACCGGCACGAGGCGTTAAGGGCAGTTCACGCATATCTGTCTAAGCCGTGCCCCTTCAGGTGGGATGTTTTCCAGCTTGCCCGCTGGTTCGGCTGCGCCAACCAAACCAACTATTTGAAAGGAGTCAATTATGTCTAAGCCAAATGAATTTGTTCCACCGGACGCTTCATTAATGGAGCTCACGGTAGTCAACTGGACGTTGAGCAAAATGAAAGAAAAAATCCTGACTGGAGTTCCGTCAGGTCAGGTTATTGACCAAGCACTCAAAGAGGTATTGGATAGTTCATTAAGGAAGTAGCTCAAATAGATGTTGTCCAAGTTCTCCAAGTTGTGAGGCTGCCCAGTTCGCTGGTGCAGTAGTCATTGTGCTTGTCGTGAATGGCCATACAAACTTGTCTTTTATAAAGGTAGCCCAACGATTTTTTTCTGTGGCATTTGGGGCAGACGAAGCCATGAAAAGTACTGTCATTCTGAATTGCATCGCAGCTTCATGAAGTTCAAATTCACCTAACTTGTCAAAGTTTTCAATGCACCACTCGAGATGATTACGGACTCGAGCTAAATAAGCTTTAAGTTCAAAGGGGTAGTCTTGAGCAGGCTTATTTAAGATATCTGAGTCAAGCATGTCTCTGAGGGAATCTAGGCCACCCTCGTTAAGTTTGGGGACGTACAAGTCTAAGAAAGCGGACAGCGAAAGCAGACTATTGAGTGCGTGTTCGTCGACACCCCCATTAGCTCCCGAGCTTCCTGACCAAGGCACATCTAAGCCAAATACCGCTCTGTTCCAACTTTCTATGTACGAAGTCCAAGCAGTTATCTGTTGTCCGTTGGCCTCCATTTTGTTGAGAAGATCAATGCAGTTCTGCAAATTCGTTACAGCAAAACGCATATCCGACCATCCCACCTCGCTAGGGAGGTTACGTGTGGTTTTAAGCGAACCGGTCTTCCGCCATTCGCTGAGCTGAGTATGGAGTAATTCTGCTGGGTTTGCCATAGTTCTTATCAAACCACATACATGTAAGTTGCCCGCCACCTGGATCAGAGGTGGCGGGCTTTTCTGATTTCAAGAAAGGAAATCATTGTGAATGTTATCAGCTCTCCAGATGTAGGAGGTCAGGAAATGAAGAAAACTATTACACCAAAGTTGTTGTTGGATCTGCTGGCTATTGGATCTGTGGATCTTGAGCTGTGGGGTCAGTCCGAAATTGCGAAGCTTGTAGGCGCGGGGATGCGGTCTGAGGGGTATGCGCTGGCCAAGGTGTGGAGTCCTGAGATTCGTCGTGAAGTGATTGATCTGGTGGCGATTACGGATATTAAAGGGATGAAGGTCAGTGTCTAGGCGGTTGACGTATAGCGCGGGTGAGACTGCGGAGTTGCTGGGGATTGCGAAATCAACCTTGTTGAAGCATGCGTATGCAGGGAGCTTAGTACCTCCGTTTCGTTGGCATCGCGTCGGTGGTGTTGGTGGAGCGGTTCGCTTTGTAGCAAGAGATATTGATGAACATTTAGGGATTGAGGCGGCATGATTTCCACTCTTTTGAAAACAGCTAAGACAGCCTTGCTTAAGACGCGTTCTTGGAGGGGCTGGAAGGACCGTGAGGTTCAGCAGATTATGCTCATTGTCCGCAATATTGATGATTTGATTCGTATCTATGAGGTGCGGTCGCCGGTGGTGAATGACCGTGGGTAGTCAGGTGATGATTCGCAATGTTGGTGGATTGTGGGCGTGTGATGTTGGCGGGGTCTGGCAGTGGCATGCGTCGTGGCGTGAGGCTGCGGAGTCGCTGGCAGTGATTCGCAGGTTTCGGAGGAAGGCTCTTGGGCTTGTGGAACCACTGCCGTCTTTGACGAAGCGGCGAGTCACTGTGACAAAACGATGCACGTATGGACCTTGCAAGAAAATCCAAGATCCGGTTTCGCAGTGGGGCATGTGCTCATCATGTGATGAGGGTGCCGTGAAAAGCCTTGCGATGCACAGGGGAAGGAAGAACCCACGATGACGTATCCAATTGATGATCTCGCTCAGCTTGTAGGTGTGATGGACACGGATGACGTGGCCCAGGAGTCTGCGGAGGATCCAAGTATCGCAGCTGCTCGTGATCGGTATAACCGTGCGGGTGAGCGCTTGTCAGCACTTTCATTTGGTCTGGTTGTTGGCACTGGTTTGGTGTGGTGCGCGATGGCTGGCGTGTTATGAGGCTGGGGCTTTTCTTACTTCGGTTGGCGTTGCAGCTGGCTGGTGTTGGTGTGTTGATGTGGTTTTTCTATTGGCAGGGGATTTCATGATTGATGCAAAAGATGCGGCAAGGAGTTTGTCTCCGACTGAGCGTAAGGAGCTGCTTGGGCTGGCTGGTCGTCGACAAGCGAAGAACCCAAGAGTAAGTGCTGAATCACTATCCACCTTTGAACGTGAGGGGATCTTGGAGCGTGATGAGTATGACTCGCTAGTGATTGGTGACTTTGGTTCTGCTGTGCTCAACCACGTTAGGAGTGGGATGTGAAGGAACTTAAGAATCGCAGTGATGATGAACGCCTCGATGACAGCATCGAGGCGTTTTTGTATGTTGTTCTCCCGTTTGGCGTGATCCTTTTCGTGGTCGTGTCGTTGGGCTTTCCGATTGGATGGATTTTGTCATGACTATGAAAACTCCTGGTGATGTGTTTGATCTGCATCGGAAGATTCAGAGTGAGTTGAATGCTCAGGAAGAGAAGCAGAGGAGTGCTCTTCGTCGGTCGTTGTCTGAGACGAAGGCGGCGTTTGATTTCTTCACTGATCTTGGGCATGACTCAACGACGGCTATAGCGCTGACTGACATTGCTCTGGCGAACGTGCTTGAAGAGTGATGGCTGATGGCGCATGAATTTGGTGAGGTGATCCTCGGTGATCAGCCGCTTACTCCGGTGGAGGTTGAGCGTCAGATCAGAGAAGTGTCAGAGCGCTTGGAGCAGGGCGTGGAAGTTGTTCATGCGCGGAATCGTCGGCTCAAGGATTCTGAGCGTCTCTTGAAGAAAGAGAAGGCGATGGTGTATCTCGAGCATCGTTCGGCCGGCATGTCGATTAAGGATGCTGATGCGAGGACGGTTGTGGACACTGATCCTGCTCGTGCTGAGCGTGATCAGGCGGAAATTGAGTATTGGTATGCCCGTGATCTTCTCGTTCAGCTGCAAAACAAGTTGAGTGCGTTGCAGACTCAGGCTGCTGGTTTGAGAGCGGCGTATCCGATGGCGGGGAGAGGACTGTGAAGCAGAAGACGAAGCAAATCCCGAAGAAGGTTCTTGATCTGGTTGTTGAGCGTTCTGGTGGTCATTGCGAGGTGATGAGCGTGGCGATTGGTTGTACTGGCCGTGGTGAGCATCGGCATCATCGGAAGATTTCGGGGCGCGAACATGTAGTCGAAAACGTGCTTGATATTTGCCACGTATGTCACACGCATATCCACGCGAACCCCGCGCTTTCTTATGCGATGGGCTGGCTCGTGAAGATGAATTATTCACCGGGTGAGGTCACTGTCATTCGGCAAGGACAAGAGGTCACGCTGACTAAGGATGGAGGTGTTGAGATTGTTGATGGTTGATCGGCCGTACATGGTCGCCGAGGTTGGCGCTAGTCAGCTGGCGGGATTGATGGGGCGTCGAGTGTTCTTTAATTACATGCCTATGCATTCGGAAGTGCGCTGGTCAACGCTTCTGGACGCTTATCTCATTGCGACTGTAAATCCTCATGGTTACGACAGCGAAATGGTGGAGGTCATCTTCTGCGACGAGGATGGCGACGGCCAGGAGCAGAGCAGGCAACTAAGCACAGTCGCATCGGTCTTGGTCCAGGTGACTTCGGAGGAATGGAAGGCCGTGAGTTATTTCCCGTGTGGCCCGTATTTGTCGCATTGGCGTTGGCATCCTGAGCCTTATGTGCGTTTGAGGAAGCTTGCGGGTTCGCCTGGGTTTTCGACAGTCAGGACAGCAACTGGTGACCAATTTTTGTTGCCCATTTAAAGGAGTCTGAGTGGGCTTTTCTCATCAGCAGCGCGCCGATTTAAAGGAGTGGCTGGCTGAACCACAACAGGGCATCACGAACACTACGACGGTGTTTCTTGATGCCCTTCTTGCACTTTTTATTTCACTAACACGAGAGGAGGAGCAATGAGCCTCAAAGCAATGATCTGGGTGTTGCATGATGCCCCAACAAAAAACCACACTGAGTTCGCCATTCTTATGGCTTTAGCGGACAGGGCAGGTGGTCATTCCGATGGCGATGCAGCGTATCCGTCTCAAGCTTGGATTGCGGATAAAGCACAGTGTTCCGTCGCGACGGTAAAACGTCATCTAAAGGAACTCGAAACGAGAGGGTTGATCAAGCGTGGCGATCAATCAATTGTTTCCGATTTCAGGGTAGATCGTAGGCCGGTGGTATGGGATCTTTGCCTGGATAAAACACGAACAAACTCGGCTGATGACGGTAGCTCAAATCAGACAAAAAGCACGGTAGCTCAAAATGAGCCACCGCTCAATAATGAAGCCACGGTAGCTCAAAATCAGACCAACGGTAGCTCAAATGGTGATGGAACGGTAGCTCACAGCTATGAGCTACAAACCGTCCTTAACCATCCTAAACCTCCCATAAACCAACCCCCTATAGTCCCCCACGGGGGACGAGCACCTTATCCCGCTTCATTCGAGGAGTTCTGGAATACCTACCCGCGCCGGGTCGGAAAGCGAACAGCCTTCAAAGCATGGGAGAGAGCAATCAAACGCGCCGGGGAGGAAGAGATTCTGTTTGGTGCTCAGGCGCTAGCTCGGGATCCGAATCTTCCTCAGGAGCAGTTCATTCCTCATCCGACTACGTGGCTTAATCGTGATGGGTGGGAGGATGCTCAGATGCCGAGTGCTGAGCCGGATTCAATGTCTGCGGCTGATTACATGGCTGCGTGGGGAATTGGGGCTGATCAGGGTGACGTGATCGAGGGGGAGGTGGTGGGCGTTGAGTGATCAAGAGTTGCCTCCTGTTCCTGAGGATCAGATGTTGGGGATGACGGAGTTCTTCAATATCGGGAAGTCCTTGGCGGGTGATCGGCTACCAGCGATAACCAAAGAGAACGTTGAGGCATGGGCGAGGGTGCTTCCTGAGATCTGCGTGTTGAGCAAATCATCGATGCAGAAGGTTCTTACTCGGTGGTCGAGAGAGGGCACCACTCAACGCATGGCCACTCCGAAGGATATTCGGGATGCGCTGGTTGCTGAGAAGAAAGCGTGGCAGCAATCGCCTCAAGGTAGGGCTTGGCATCGGGAGCATCAACGTCGAATGGAGGATCTTCGTGACCAGCAGCTTCGTGATGGCACGTTCCGTGAGTTGCGGTATGCGGGTCGTCAGGCGTTGGAAGCTCCTCCGAAGTCGAACGAGAAAATCAACAGTCTGATTCAACAGGCTTACAAGAAGATTGAGAATGGAAAGGGAGTCGTTCATGGCGATAGGTGACACGAATATCACTGTGGTGGGGAACATGGTTGCGGATCCTGAGTTGAGGTTCACCCCTTCAGGTGCCGCGGTGTGCAATTTCAGGATGGCGTCGACGCCTCGCTCGTTTAATCGTCAGACGAATCAATGGGAGGACGGTGAAGCGCTGTTCTTGACTGTGAATGTGTGGCGTCAGGCTGCGGAGAACGTAGCTGAGTCGTTGTCTAAGGGGATGCGAGTGATCGTCACGGGTCGATTGAAGCAGCGTTCTTATGAAACCCGAGAAGGGGAGAAGCGCAGTGTGTTTGAGGTTGAGGCTGATGAGGTGGGGCCGTCTCTGACGTTTGCGTATGCGAATGTGCATCGTCAGACCGGTAAGCAGTCTGGCCAGCAGGCGAGCCAACCACCGGCACAAGCGGCGAATGAGTCCCGTGGTGGGTTTGGTCAGGCTGCACCTGCGAGTGATCCGTGGAATTCCGCACCGCCAGCGGGCTCAGGCGGCTTCGGCGCTGATCAGGATCAACCGCCGTTTTGAGATACAACGTTCCCGGCGCGCACAACTTTGTCGCGCCGGGCTTTGGAGAGGAGTTTGTGATGGATGACTTGATGCAGGTGTGGGATGACGTGGCGCCGTTTGTGGCGGGTATCGGCATTGTTTATATCGCTGGTGCGGTGGTTTCTCTTGTGCTGGTGGTGACGATCTTTGTATTCGTTTTCAAGGCGATGCGGGATATGAATAAGCGGTTTGATGAGGATTGGAGGAAGTAGATGGGTTACTCAGCGGTTGTGTATTCGAGGCCTGGGTGTATGAAGTGCAGGGCTACGGAGAAGGCGTTGGTGAAGATGGGTGTTCCGGTTGTGGTGCCTCAGATTGATGAGCACCCAGAGAAGGTTGAGCTGATGAAGCGTGAGGGGTGGTGGGAGTTGCCACTTGTGGAAGTAAGTACGCCTGAGGGGGTTGTGCGGTGGGCTGGTATGGCTACCGACAACCTCAACGCTTTGAAGTACCTCGTGTCTGAGCGCTCATGAGGAAAGATTCCACCTGCATTCACTGCGGGCAACCAATCAAGTGGGGCAAACGACGATCCAAGTGGATCCCGGTGGACCCTAAACCACACCCAGAAGGGCGCTGGAAGCGACAACGCAGACATTTCGCATACATCTTCGGAGTACGTCTAGAACTCGCTCAAATAGCCCAAATACCGCTACACACCACCCACCAATGCCCGGCGCGACAGAACGTTATCGCGCCGGGCTTTGATGTTTCTCAAGGAAGTGAGGATCGATGAATCTTATTGATGCGTTGACCGCGTGGTTCACCGAGGAAGTTCTGCCATCATTGCGCAAGCTTATGCGTGAAGCGGCTGAGGCGCTTGCGAAGATCGAGGAGGTCGTGGAAGAGGCAGAGGGGCCTGAGTCATCGCGAACAGATCGCAGGCTCGTCACAAGACCCGTTGATCACACTCACGCGAATGTCACCCACACATCCAGCAAACCGCCACACGGCAAACGCATGTACCGAAGGAGAACACCATGAAACCTAAACCCGCGTTCATTGGCCTCGATTTAGAAACCACCGGACTTGATGCCCACTCAGGAGTGATCCTCGAAGTGGGCATCATCATTTTCGATGACGACTTGATGCCGATTGCAGCACGGTCATGGCTCACGAATGAGCTGGTCGAAAAGGAATCTATTGTGTCAGCTCCTGTGGTGGAGGTGATGCATGAAGAATCAGGCCTCTGGGAGGACTTGAAGACTGGTCACACGCAACCGCTTAGACAAGTGGAAGCTGAGGCGTCTGCGTGGATCCTCGAAGCAGGTGCAAACAAGCTGCCAATGCTTGGCTCGTCAGTGACGTTTGATCGCACCTGGTTAGACCACCACATGCCACAGCTGCACCGCATGTTCCACTACCGAAGCGTCGATGCCACCTCAGTGTTGCTGGCGTCGACAAGCCTGTATGACTTCATCAACATCAACGACCAACAAACACTTTTGGTCTTGGACATGCTCGAGCACCTAAAACGCTGGGACCTCAAACCCCACAGAGCACTCTACGACCTATGCCAATCAGCGGCACTCGTAAAAGCAACCCTCAACGCAGTGGCAAAACCGCCACTTGCACCCCTACCTGAAAGATTCCCTGCACCCGGAGGAATCCCCACAACCCCAGAAAGAGAAAGCAAATGACCACCCCAAAGCTCAGGTACACCAAGCCACCCTCAATGACCTACCACATCGATGTGTGGTGTGACGGCCCTAAATGCGACATGCAAAGGCTTGAGCACGACGGCGATGGCTGGACGTGTGACATATGCGGACCCTCCTGGGACGACCCCGAAGGCGACGGAATGGACGCTAGTGAGAGTTGGGGAGACGAACTAGACGGCCTACCTCTATACGACGAAGAAGGAAACCAGCAATGACTGACATCATCGCCCGCGCTAAAGAACTGGCGAAGAATGGGCACACAAAAGGGCCATGGCGCGCTTCACTGTTCAATGGGTTCCGTAATGACGATGGAAGCAGCAATTTCGAGGGCGGTATTTACCCAGAGGACTATGGTTCACCACCAATTTTTCTTACCTCATCAGGTATTGATGAGCACGACGCCCATGTAATTGCTTTCGCAGCCGAAGCAGTTGAATCCCTGGCAGAAGAAAAGTACGTGTGGAGTGTTCAGGTGCTTATGAGTGGTCGGTGGATTTTTATGGTCACACTGAATACAGGAAACAGCCTGGAGGAAGCGGCGAAGTGGTTCCCAACCAAGAAGAGAGCTGAGTACTTTGCCAGCTTGTGGGAGCCGGATACCCCGGCGCGTGTTGTGAAGAGGCGTGTGAGTCCGGTGATTGTTGATGGCTAGGTCACGGGCAAGCGCTAAAAAGGCGGGTACTGCGTTTGAGCGTCTCATCGCAGATCACCTCAAACATGAGCTCGGTATCGAGGAGATCGACCGCATGCCGAAGAGTGGCGCACTGGACAAGGGCGACATATCCAACGTGCGCGACAGTCACGGCCGGCTCATCGCCATCGAATGCAAAAACACCACAAAAATGAGCCTCCCACAATGGACCAGCCAAGCCCACATAGAAGCCACCAACTATGCGGCACACCTAGGCATCACCATCCACAAACGACACGGCACAACCGCGCCGGGCAACCAATGGGTCACCATGAACGTCAACGACCTCATCAAACTGCTAAAGGCCACGTGACGCTACATATTCAAGCTGCTACTACGATCACAGGTATGGAATGGACTGAATTAGTTTCTCAATCAATCCCTGCTCTCGCAGCGGTTCTGGGTGGCGCTGTTACTGGTGGAATTCAATTTGTCAACCGAAAAAGCGAACGCAACCAAGAAAAAGAACTTAAGAAGGAGGAACTAAACCATGCAAAGAACGAAGCAGCTCAAGAACGCATACACGCCCATGTGGAACAACAGAAACAAGCCGTGAGACAATTCCTCCTTACCTTGAGGGATCAGCAAAACAGGCTAATTGAGGTTCGTGAATATATTCGTGAGCAGAAAGAAGATAAAGACCTAGTTGGTGTGGATGGAGAAAAGTTTGAATACATGTATTCCTATGAAACGGCATGTATTTGTCGCCAGAAAGTCATACAAGCATGGGATCAGCTTGAACTGGTAGCTACCGACGACCTCCTTAAGAGAGCTAGCAGTGCAGTCGGTAATGCACTAAACGACAAACAAGTTTATGACGATTGTGATATTTTCCCGGGTGTAAGATCATCCAGCAAGCATCCCCCCAAGACCTTTGAAAACCTCGTCGCAGACTTGAGAAGCGCCACGTCAAACCTGCACACTCGGCTTAATTGAAGGTGCATTAATTCTCGAATCTGAGCAAGGAATCTACATATAACAAGCCCCAGCAAATGCTGGGGCTTGTTTCAATTTATCTAAGGAGTAACCATGACTAAACCTCGCGATAAAGTGACGCACTACGAACGGGAAGTATGGGCCCCTGACGAAATACCAGCGGGAGAAAACCAACGAGCCGGTGGGAAGTAGGGAAGAAAGACTCAGACAACATGTTCTGGGGCCTGATTGCCTGCTCTGGGTTGCTAACCCAATTGACTATCCGCACTACTCATGCGGGTTCAAAACACACTCAGGAGCACTCAGCTACGCCTACCAAGCCATGAGGACTCAGACCCCCATCTACATTAATGAAGAGAGACACATGATTGACGAAATGGCACTCAGGAAAGACCTAACTTATTTGGAAGTCTTACTGTATGAGCTTGAAGACTTTAAACACATCAGTGGCAGGCGCCCAGATACCCGCACCATGGTCACCACGCCAGGCCCACAATCACCAGGCAATGGCCAAGCAATCAATCTTGATGGAGAACTCAAGCCACAGATCCGAGCATGGTGCTTCACATTCTGGGACACCATTGATGACCCCAAACCCATTCCAGCGCGAGAATTGCCGACGTTCGCTTTAGTCGAATGGTTGTTGATGTATCCGTACTATGTCGCTACCAATTTCGACGCTGAGGCATTTACGGATGAGTTGGGGCAGTGGATCCGCAGGGTAGAGAAGACGGTGGGGCGTGACCAAGACACCGCAGAAATCGCCCGACGTCCCGAGATTCGGCACGACGCCGCCCATATTGTCCGAAGGATGAGCACACGAGGGTGGGTAATCAATAAAGATCAGGTGCGTAAGTGGGCCGAACGCGGACACATCACCCGCGTTGATAGGCCAGATGGAAAAGGAGGGTATTTACTCACCGAAGTCATCAAATATCTCAGCAGCAGGGAAGCGGAATCAGGATTGCCGAAAACTCTTTAACCTGCACTGTCCAAAAGTGTGATATAATTGACGCGACGACACCGCGCGTTCATCGAAAGATAGAAACGTGCGGTTATTTTCCTGAATTCCAAGAGGGCGCGACGATAATGGCCTTTAATGAGAAGCCTGGTTGGTCTAAAGGGCAGATGAACCGAATTGGCGATGCCTTAGAGGGGAAGAGGGAATTAGACAAAGACTTGTATCAACAAATGATTCATTGGCACGAAGATTTGTTGGCGGAACTCTATTTAGTAGCAGTTCCCATACTTGAAAAAAGGGTTGTTGTCCATGCAGACCTACTTCGTGTTGGTCAGATAAGCAATGACATTGTTTATTCTTCTCGCATAAAAAATGAGGACACAATAGTTGAGAAGTTATCTAGGTTAAAAACTGATTTAGCACGGGTGCAAGATTTTGCAGGTGCCCGATTCGATATTGACTGCAGCCCCGCTACTCAAAACGCGGTAGCAGGTGATCTTAAATTAGCTTTAGAAGAACTAGACTGTTCTGTCGTGAAAAAGCCTTATCTTGAGACGTCACAATATGGATATCGTGCAGTGCATCTTCATATCACGAGTGTCGCTGGACGTTTAGAACTTCAAATCAGAAACAAGTTTCAGGCTGAGTGGGCTAATACCTTTGAGCTTTTAGCAGACCTGGAGGGGCGTGAAATTCGCTATGGGCAGGCATCAAGAAAGAGTTCTGTTAATAAGTTAATAGAATCTTTACAGCGTGTTTCGGATGCTGTGTATCGATTTGATGCAAAGGAGGACGAGGTAGATTTACAAATTCAGCGGGTGGAGAAGCTGGTAAAGGATTATCGTTATTCAAGGCCGGAAGATCTAAATGACTTTTCCTTAATAGAGAAAAATTTTACTGATTCGAAAAAGAACAGCCACCGAACGCGTCAAGACCTGATAGACTCCATGTCTACGATCAAGCGACAACTTCGAGGCGTGGGAAAGGTGATGTCATGACATCTTTTGTTATTGAATACCATCGTTTAAGTGGTGAATTATCAGTCATCGCATTCTCAGATAGAAGAGAAGCATCCGCCGAAAGATTTCGACGCAATCAGGCTCGAGCTAGTAAAGATATCGAGGTCGTATCTGTTACCACTGATTCAATGGAAAGTCTGAAGCGATCTCATTCGAGATATTTCCTACGAGCCTCAGAGCTTGTATGAGTGTACAGTTTCACTAGGTTATACTGCGCCACCTGATTCAACGGCGCTCAAAATTTAAGAACTTAATAGAACGCGGAGGTGAGACCGTGGGGGAGTCGATCATCTCAAAACCCTGACACCCATATAGGGTGGCTAGGGTTTTTTCATGCCCGAGATGAAGGGTAGCTTAGATAAAGAGGGTATCGTTATTGCCTGGTGAAGATGACTTCCGAGACTGGCACAAGCTCAATATCCTCCGGCTTGTCCGCTTCCTCACGGAACAGTCCCACGCGCCCAAGTTGGTCAGGATCCATCTCAAGGACAATGGAACCCTTCGTGATCTTAATTCCTACGCTGAAGACGTTTGTCTGGGCTTTTGAGAAAAGAGCATTGCTCAAGACAAAGAATGATGCATCAGCTTGATTCACTCCGATATCCAGTGGTTTGACAAACCCTACGAAATCTCGTTCGTTCTGCTTCAGCCATGTAAAGGTATTGGAAGCATAGGTTCGTCCGATACCCACAAATCTGTTTGCAAATTGCCTTTTTACTTCTTCTATAACTGAACTATCAGCGTTGATTATTGTCATGTGGATAGCATACCTGCATAAAGATGGGAGTATTGGGAATCACTTCTTGAGAGAGTCCTGATCAATCTGGATAGCCCGTGCCATGGGCTAACGCCATCTGTCCGCGCATCTTCGGCAAACCTGGCGGGTCGTTTTATCTGAGTCCTTTCGAACGGCACTCCGCCCCTCTGAGTGATCTTTCCAGCTCTCTCTCCCTGAGCTGCGGAAACCGACTTAGGAGGTGTGGAATGGCCGTTCAGTACAACAAAGCGCAACACAAACGGGCTCGCGAGCGTCTTCGGTTCAATCTTCGTGATGGTGATTTGTGTGAGTATTGCGGGCGCCCGATGTATCGGAAAGCTGAAAACAATTTTGATCGTAGGACTGTGCATGCGGATCATCTCAATGCTGACTTGTCGAATGAGCCTAAGCGTTTGATTCATGCTGCGTGTAACCGTGCGATTGTGAATGCGTGGGTTAGGCATGGCCCTGGTTGGTATGCGACGCATGGTTTGACGCCTCCTGATGATGATTTGTCTGAGCAGGGGGCTGGGAGGTCGTTGCCGTGGTGAATGTTGATCGTTATTTGGATTCTGGTTTGGTGGATTCCGTGAAGCGGTCTATGGAGTCGGTGGATCATTTGTCTGATGCTGATGAGGGGGCTGTGGCTGCTGCGTTGCAGTTGGCTCAGATGATTGAGACGCAAGCGCAGAATGATGAGTTGTCTAGTGATGCGATGAAAACGTTGAACACGTCTTATCAGGTGTTGCAGCGTTATTTGACTGACTTGGGGTTGACTCCTCAGGGTCGTAAGAACTTGGGTTTGGATTCTGGGGATGATGAACAAGACGGGTGGTGATGGGCGTGTCCCTTGCGGAGTTTTTGGGGGTGAAGATCCCGCCGCGTTATATCACTCCTCCTTTGCGGGATTTAACGCAGCCTGATGCGTCGTGGGGGCATGACTGTATTAAGTGGGCGCGTGAGGTTAGGAAAATTGAGCTTGATGATTGGCAGCAGCTTGCTGTTATTTCGATGCTTGAGGTTTTAACTTTTGATGAGGCTATGAGGCGTGCAGCTGAGGAGGATCGTGCTCAGCAGTCAGGGACTCGCACGCAGCAGGCTTATGCTGCGTTGTATCAGCCACGTAGGTATGGGTTGCCGAATGGGAAGCTTCGGTTTTCTCTTTCTCTTACTTTGTTGTCTCGCCAGCAGGGTAAGACGTTGCTTTCTAAGATTGTTATTGAGTGGTTTCTTTTCCGTATGCGTGTTTCTGAGATGATGATCTCGGCGCAGGACTATAACCATGCAAATAAGCTTTTTGAAGAGATCCGCGATGAAGTGGATTTGATTCCTGCGTTGCGGAAGAAGCAAGCGAAGATCTCGAACAATAACGGCAATAAATACATCAAGTCCACCGCTGGTGGGCATATGCGTCCGATTGGCGTCATTAAGGGCGCTGGCCGTGGTGCGACTAATGAGTTCTTGTATTTGGATGAGTTGCGTGAGCAGTCTTCGTGGGGTGGGTGGAACTCGCTGTCGTCTACGACGATTGCTGTGTTGAATGGTTTCATTTTGGCGACGTCGAATGCTGGTGATGCTGATGCTGTGGTTTTGAATGAGATTCAGGACAAAGCTCAGGAAGCCATTGATCAGGGGCGTACGGAGCATACTTCTACGTTTTTGATTGAGTGGTCTGCTGATCCTGTTTTGGATTATCGGGATGAGCGTGCTTGGCGTCAGGGGAATCCGTCGTTGGGTACTGGGCGTTTGACGATGGATTCTTTGCGTGGCGAGATGGAAACGAAGTCGGAGTCTGCATTCCGGACGGAAAATTTGTGCCAGCGTGTGGACAAATTGGTGGATGCGATTACGCCGGTGATCCCAATTTCTGAGTGGGATGTTTTTGGGCGTGCGCAGAAGCCTAAGTTTGATTCCTCTTCGGTGTGTGTTGAGGTGTCGCCGGTTGACGGCCAGACACGTGTCGTTGTGAACGTGCGAACAAAGGGCAATGGTCACTTTTTATCGGTGGCGCCGTTTGAGTCGGATATGAGCATCGATGAGACTGTCACTGCTGTGAAGTCGTTGGTTGATCAGATTGATCCTGATGTTGTTGTGGTTGATAAGAAGTCTGCTGCTCATGTATTGATTGAGCCGTTGTCTCGTGTGGGGGTGGAAACTCAGTCGCCGGATTATGCGTCGATGTTGCAGACGTGGACGGACTTTGAGCGGTATTTCGCTGAGGGGAAGATATTTCATGAGCAGTCCCAGGTGTGGGCTGATGAGCTTTCTACTTCTAAGTTGCGCATGGACACCAAGGGTCAGGTTATTGGTTTTGATCGGTATTTCAATCATCCTCAGGCGTTGCAGGCTGCGGTGCTTGCGGTGTGGGGTTTGACGAAGTTTGAGGTAAAGATCCCGACGTTTAAGAAAGTTGAGCCGGAGGAACGCAAGCAAATGATTCTGCCTCGTGCGGTTAAGCTAGATAGGAGGCCGGTATGGGCGAGCTAGGCCATAAGGTTTTACCTCGGTGGAGTACTAAGCCTAGGGATCGTTCTGGGGATTCAGCGTCGTGGGCTGAGTGGCAGAGACGTTTCGCGGAGATGCGTGAGCAGTCCGCAAAGATCGGTCAAGTTGAGTCCGCTTTCCGTAAACCTATTGAGCAGGCTAAGTGGGAGCTTGACCCGAACGGTGCGCCGAACTTTATTGTCAATGCAGTGTCTTCGGATTTGCGTTTGCCTATTAAGGGGCAAGATGGGCAGGTTCCGCGTAGGAATGGCAAGGTCTCTTTTGATGAGCATCTTGTTCAGGGGTTGGATGCTGTGTTTACTGGTGTGGCGTTCTTTGAGCAGGTGTATGAGCCGCGTGGTGGTCATGAACGGTTGCGGAAGTTAGCGTTGCGTCCGAATGAAACTATCCAGAGGATTCATACTGCCGAAGATGGCGGGCTGGTCGGGATCACTCAACGTGGCATTAATGGCCGTGATGATGTTTTTATCCCCATTGATCGGCTTGTGTGTTACTCGTTTCAGAAGTCTGGTGCTTCATGGGAGGGCAGGAGTGTTCTCCGTCCTGCGTGGAAGCATTATTTGGAAGTGCATAAGCTTGAGGCTTTGCAGTCGGTAGTAATGCAGCGTAACGGTTTGGGGCATCCGGTTTATACGGGCTCTAGCCTCACGGATGTAAATTTTCGTGATGCGGAGCTTGCTGCTGGTGAGGAGATGGCGAAAAGCGTTTCTTCTGGTGAAACTGATGGAAACGCAGTGCCTGCTGGCGCGTCTCTCGATTTCAAGGGTACCTCTGGCTCGCTACCGGATATTGGTTCGGTGATTACTCATCACAATAATCAGATCGCTTTGACGGTGAACGCGACGCACTTGAACCTGAACAATCAAGGTGGTTCGTATGGCATGGCTGAGACCATGCTGGGTGAGTTTGTGAACAATCTCCAATCCACGGCGTCGTGGTTTGCGAAGAACTTCACCCAGCACGTCATTGAGGATTTAGTGTCGATGACTTTCCCTGACTATGACGGGCCGGTTCCGATGCTGCAGGTGCCGAAGATTCAGATGAACAACGCAGTCAATTTGGCTGTGGTTGGTGATCTTGCTGCTAAGGGATTGATCACTAAGGAACCGAACGCCGAGTCGTGGGTTCGTTCATTGTTGAACATGCCTGCTGCGCGCCCATTGAAAGAAGCGATTGAGGCTAAGAAGTACTTGCGTGAGATTGAAGAAGAAAATGGTGTGACTTTGGGGGATGATCCTCAGCCATCTGCGACTGTTTTGGGGAGGGTGAAGAGTCTATGGAAACGATAGATATTTACGAAGACATCACACCTGGCCTTGAGGTTCGTGTCCGTGATTCCTTGCCGGACGAGGGCCCTGTCACCGTGCGAATTAATTCGTTTGGGGGAGCAGTTGATGTGGGGCACACTATCCGCCACCTGCTGGCAGACCACCCAGGGCACGTGACGTGCGTGGTTGATGGGGTGGCCGCGTCTGCAGCTTCAATCATTGCAATCGCTGGCTCTGATGAGCTGGTGATGCGTGAGGGGTCTGAACTGATGATCCATCAGGCCAGCCTGGGGATGGATGGAAATTCATCTTCGCTGCGGTCGATGGCTGAGCGTTTGGAAAAGATGGACGCTGAGTTGGCGAATGTTTATGCATCCAAAGCTGGTGGGGATGCGGAACATTGGCTTGGGCTGATGGCTGCTGAGACCTGGTTTTCCGCTGCCGATGCGGTGGACGCTGGGCTTGCTGATCGGGTCGATGGCAGAGTCGCCCAGGCTGTGTCCGTGGATCGGATCGCTGCGAAATACAACTATTCAGGTAGGCGTCTGCCACTTGATGAACGAAAGGAAAACGGCATGAGTGTGAAGGCTTTGGCTGCGGAGCTGGGTGTGAGTGAGTCTGAATTTAAGGCTACTTTCGCCCGGATCATGAATGAGACAGTGGAAACCACTGTCAAGGTTGATGTGTCATATCCGCAGGATACGCGCATCGCACCGACTGAAACTGTGACGGTTTACCCGATCGTGGGGCAGCCTGCTTCGGAAGCGTCAAGTGAGAATCCTGATGTTGCTGAAAATGCGGTCGATGGTGAGCCAATCCCTGTGGCTGCTGAGGTAATTGAGGGGATCACCTTTGAGCTTGGTGCTGAGGTTGAAGGGTTCACCACGTCGATTGATGCGCAGTCTGGGGCTTTGAAGATCACGGCATCGACTGGCGTTGAGATTGGCGCGGAAGCTGAGTTTGTTGTGTCAGTGTCTGGCACTGACGTTCCTGTCAAGGTGACGGTGCGTTCCTTGTCTGAGGAGCAGGAAGCTACCGAAGAAACCACCGGCAGCGAGGTGGATGTCGTGGCTGTCGATAAGCACACCTACAACGCGCTTGTCGAGGGTAACCGGGCGTACAACAAGATTTTGGAAAAGCAAGCAGTAGAACAACGCCACGCTCGGGTTGATCAGTGGATCAATCAGGGGCGTATCGCTGCATCTGCTCGTGATGAAGCAATCAAAGTGATTGATCGTGACGAGAACCTTGCTGCGGAGATCTACGGTTCACGTCCAGTAAACACCATCCCACGTCGTGAGATGGGCAATGTTGGTTCCGGTGAACCGAAGTCCAAGGTTGAGGCGCTGATCGCTAAGGCCAATGAAAACCGTAAGAACAGGAAGTAGGAAAAAATATGTCTAACGCAACATACAACGGCGCGATCTCATACGACGTGTCAGGAACTATCCCAAAGTTCAGCCTTGTAAAGCTCAATGCTGCAGGAAAGATTGAACTCGCCGCAGCCACTGGTGCAGTATTTGGCGCAGTCACTGAGCCAGGTTCTTTGAGCGAAGACCCACGTGTGGATGGCAACGATATTTTGGCTGTGTCCTTCGGCCACGTCGGTGTGAAGATCCGCACCGATGATGAAATCGCTGCAGGTGATGCGGTGTTCGCTGCTGCCAGCGGTAAGGCCGCTGCGGAGGGAACTGTCCAGGTTGGTGTCGCTGCCCGCGACTCCAAAAACGGCGTCGTGATCACTGTCCTTAACGGCTTGCCACGAGCCTAACTTTCTTTTCTAATTCCTTAAGGGGGAAATAAAATGGCTGAAATTACTTCTGCATATGAAGCGCTTGGCGAGCTGTCTTGGGATGATCTTGTCGATGAGACTGATCTTCTTCGTGATGCCGTTGAGGAGCGCTTGAAGCTTTCTCGTGTCGCTGATCTTCTTTTTGAAGAGGAGACCACCTCTGAGCTGACTGTTGGCTACCGCACGGATATGCCTTCTGGCGATCCTGATGAGGTGGAGAAGCGCGCCGAGTTCGGTAACATTCCGGTTTTCGATCCTGAAAAGGGTCGTGAGTTCCTGGCGAAGATGGATTCCCGTGCTCGTGGTATGCGTGTGTCCTATGAGCAGACCAAGACTAACGGCGGTAAAGCTGTTCAGCGTGAAGTCCGCGCAATGACTAACGCGATTGCACGTTCTGACACTCGTGCTGCTTTGCTCGCTGTTGAGAAGCGTATCGCTGACACCACTTTGGATGACGTGGATCAGATTGAGGTTGTTGCGGCGACTGCACAGTGGGCTAACCCTGATGCGAACCCACTTGATCCTGTATGGTCTGCTGCTGACCTCATCGAGGGCGCAGAGTACGAGGGAATTTCCTACGGTTACTTTGCGACCACTATTTGGGGTAACCCAGTTGATCTTTCTGTGATGAAGCGTCACCCTAAGGTTCGTGACCTTTACGTTGGCGATATGGCTTCAGCTAACCCACTGTTTGCGGGTGTTGAGAGCCAGCCTTTGATCGCAGGTCAGTTCCAGCTTGTTCCCGACGCAACTGTTCCACGCGGCACTGCGTTCGTATTCCAGGACGCTGCTTCTCTTGGTGGTGCGATTGGCTCGAAGTTCACCTGGGATTCTGGCCAGCCTTTGGTTACTGGCTGGTACTCAGAAAACGGTGAGTCTGCCCGTGGTGGCGCGAACATGTCCTACCGCTCTGATTACTCTGAGTGGAACCACATGGGTATTCGTGCACCTAAGGCAATTATTAAGATCACTGGTATTTAAGGGGGTGTGGCGTGGTTAAAGTTGTTTTATCCAGGCCGGTTCGATACCCCTTTGGTTTTGACAGTGTGAAACGTATGGGGTCAGTGTTGGAGGTTTCCGAGGATGATGCTCGCAAGCTTGCCGAAATGGGCGCTTTACGTGATCAAACTGCCGAGGTTGAATCTGTAGACGCCGCCGGCGATGAAGATGACACGCAGGTGGCACCCACCCCAGTCGAAGAAGTAGCGGTGGGGAAGAAGTTCCCTGAGCTGCCCAAAAAGACTCAAGGGGTAAACGCATGGAAAGAATATGCCCGTTTGAATGAGATTGATATCCGCGGTCTTTCTGAGAAGTCGGAAATTATGGGCCAAGTCATGAAGGTTGTCAACGCTTAAGTCTGGGGGTGTTCGGTTGTGTTAACTGATTTTATTTCCCAGATTGAGGCTCTTTTCCCTCGTGCGCTTGAGCCAGAGGAGACGGTGCGTGCCCAGGCTCTGGTTGAGCGTGCGTATGATCTGATTGATTTGGAGTTTATGCGTCGTGGCCGTTCACTTGAAGCGGAGTTGTTGTCGCGTAGGGATGTAGAGATCTCTGTGGGGCAGGCAATTTTGGAGATGGTGTCTCGCGCTATTTTGGTTGGCGATTCTGAGGGGCAGGCGTCGGTGAGTTCCACGACTGGTCAGGAATCGGATTCGGTTACTTGGTCGCAGGGTATTGGTATTCGCTGGGGTGGCGTGGGGGTTGATGATTCAATTCGGCGTTTGCTTGGGTTGTTTGCTGGTGGTCTGCCTCGTGGTGGTGGTGGGCGTGTGGTTCCTTATGGGCTTGATCGTCCGCGTTTTTTAGGGGCTGAGTTTAGTGGCTGAGGTGATTGTTGTTCATGGTGCTGCTGGTGGTGTGGATGATGATGGTTATCCGATCCCTGGTAAGGCTGATGAGTCTCATTCAGTGAAGAGTGTGCAGCCGTTGTCGTTGGAGGAAATCTCCGAGGATGATCGGCAGGGCGTGAAAGATGCTCTTCGTGTGTGGGGCAATTCTGGGCTGAAAGTGTCGCCGGGTGATCATGTCACTGTCCGTGGTTTCAAATACCGCGTGGTGAAAACAGCGTGGGACTGGTCGAAGAATCGTCGGCCGGCTAACCCTCGGCATCGTCCTGGAACAGTTTTTGATTGTGTGAGGGGAGTGGGCTGATGGCTAAAGATCCTGAGATCATACTTGATCTTCCCGATGACTGGTTCCAAGACGCGTTGAAAACCATTGAACCTGCTCTTGATGAGGTTGCTGGCAAAGTGGCGGATTCGATCACTGGTGTTGAGGTGACAGTGACTGCTCGTGATGACCGAGACGGAAGACCGGTGCGCCTAGTCACGCTAGCTGAGGCTAAAGGCGCTGCGATGCAGGCGAAGCACGGGACACTCACAAGGGCTGCTGCCCGGCAGAGCCTGGATGTTGTTCGCTACTCACCGAGATAAGGGGGTTATCGTGGTTGAGATTTTTCAGCAGCGTGATGCCCCCACCGTGATCAGAAAAGGTCTGCGGTCGTTGTTTCCAGCATATAGATTTGTCGCACGCACAAACGCCACGATGGATGTATCTGCAGGCGTGTTTGTCACTGTAATTGGTGATGGAACTCCGTCAGAATCGGCGGTCACGTCGTCTGAAAATGTTCGAATAACGGTGTATTCCCGCTATGAGCCGGATGCCCGTGAAATAGCAACCATCATCGATGGTGTGCTCCTCAACCCCAGTATCAACTGGGGTTTTTCTATTTCCCCAGGGGCGGGGTTGATCTCTGCCCCTGATGACGATACGGGCGGTCATGTTGCTTCGGTGACTGTCGTTGCGTCGTCCCCAAAGATTGAAAGGAAGATTTCATGACATCTCCAACTCCTGTTGTTACTCCTGATTCTCCGGCATCTGCTCGCAAGCGGAATCTTAATATTTGGAAGAAGATCCGCGTCTTTTTCTCTGATGATCCTGATGCCACTATCCCGTCTACTGGTGTAGTTGATTACGATCAGTGGGCTTATGTTGGTTTGATTGCGTCTGGCTCAAACCTTGGTAAGGCTCCGGAGATCACCCGCAATGCGATCAATGCGTTTGGTGAAGAGTTCATCATGAACGATGTTCGTTTCACTAAGGATGTGCGTACGTTCACTGCGATTGAGAACAATGAAACTTTGTTTTCAATTATGAACCCTGGTTCTACTTATGTTCCTGATGGTACTGCCGGTGTGCTGGTTGCTCCTGAGTGGGAGACCGAAGGTTTGTTCCTGTTTGAGTTCACTAACTCCTGGGGTGATCGTTACTTTGAGATCACTCGCAATATGTCCACTGCGCATGCAGATGCGGGTATTTCTAAGGCTGATGATGGTGCCGCTTCTACCGAGGTCACCGTCGAGGTGCCTAAGGGCAGTGATGGTGGCTTGTATGATTACCTGACCATTAAATCTGATGGTACTGCTGGTCCGGCGAACCTTGAGCCTATTCGCATCACTCCTCCTACTGGCGGATAGTTTTTCGGTGCTCTGGAATTTCCGTGGCAGGCCGCCAGAGCACCTTTGCCTGCCCATAAACTTTTTATTCCTAATTTTTGAAAGGGTCTGCCATGACTACCACTCCACGTAAAACCACTCGCAAAGCTGCACCTAAGGCCACGGGCGCTGAGGTTGTCGTCAAGACTGATGAGCAGCTTGAAGCTGAGCAGTCCGCACTCGAACAGGAAGTCGCCGCTGAAACTGAGGGCGCTGGGGAAAAAGAAACCCCCACTTTCACGATCCAGCTCAACGGTGAAGATATCGAGGTTGAGGATCGCTGGGATCGCCCAGGTAAGATCCCACCAATTTCTGTGATGTTTTCCAGCGATGAGATGGCTGCGAAGATGTCCACTCCGATCATTGTGCAGTTAATTGGTGAGGATCAGCTGTATAACCTCATCATGCTTGGGCTGACTCAGGATGAGTTCGTCCTTGTAGCTCGTGCGTGGATGGAGTCTCGTGGCCTGGGGAAATAGGGTGGCTCCCTTTAATCAGGGAGCATGAGGAACTGGTTGAGGCGGATTTCCAACGCTTTTACCACATTGATTATCGTGACCGCTACCGTCCTGGTGGTGGTCTTTCTCGTCTCACACTTCGTAGGCTGCTCGTCCTGGTGGATGGGCTACCTGCGGAATCCCTTTTCCGGTCTGAGGTTGAGGATCGTATGCCAGTGTCGGAGCAGTCGGCTGCGATTGGTGATGTGATTTCCGCGTTGACGGGGAAGAAGTGGCATCGGTGGGATGCGAAGAAGAAGCTTCGTGAGGAAGCGGAGTTTAAGAAACTTATTGAGGCTGAGCGTGATGGTGCGCGTGCCCATAATCAGCGGTTTTTGCAGGCGCGTATGGCGCGAAAAGCTAATTAAATAGGGGGTTCTCATGGCACAAGCTGCCGGTTACGCTGTTCTACCGATCACGCCGTCCTTGTTGGGAATTAACGAAGAGCTGCGGTCTCAGCTGGTCGCACCGACTCAAAAGGCATCTAAGCAGGCGGGTAGTGCGATCCGCAAAGAAATGGCTGCCGGTGCTGATCAGGCCGCAAAAGACGTTGAGAAAGCGAACTTCCGTGTCAAAAAGTCTGCTGAGGAACTGGCCACCGCAGAGTCCAAGCTCGCTGAGCAGAAGCTGAAGTCTGAGGCTGCGAATAAAGCGGTAGAAGCTGCTGCGCGTGCTCGAGAAGAAGCTGAATCTAAGGGTGTTGCTGCGGTTGAAAAGGCTGAGGAAGCGCTACTGAAGAAGCGCGCAGCTGCTGAGCGTGAAGCACGCAATCTTGTAAAAGCTGAGCAGGGTGTCGAGAATGCCCTGACTGAGACTGCTCGTGCTGCTGAGTCGTTGGAGAAGCGTCAGGAAGCTTTGACTAAGGCGACTGATGAGGGTGAGAAGTCGTCTAAGAGTTTGCGGGATCGCTTCCGTGAGATGGGCGATGAAGCTAACTCGACAGGTGGTTTGTTTGATGGGTTGGCTGGCAAGGTTGGTGGACTGGTTGGTGCCTTTGCTGGGGTTGCTGGGGTGGCTGGTTTCGCTGGCATGGGTAAAGCGCTGGCATCGGAAACCCAACTGATCAACCTGCAGCTTGGCTATACCGGGGCTGCAGCCGAGGGCGTCGGAGATTCCATCAAGGAGGCTCTGAAATCGGGTGTAGCTGGATCTGCTGAGGAAGCAGCCAATGCGATTGGCTCCTTGGAATCGCAATTCAAGTGGTTGGGGGCTGAGGGGGAGCAGACAGCCGGTGAGCTGTCCGATAACTTTCTTGCGTTCTCCAAGGTTTTTGAAGTTGATATGGCTGAAGCTACTCAGACTGCGGGACAGCTCATCGAGAATGGTCTTGCTTCTGACGTGGAGAACGCGGCGGACCTGATGACGGCTGCGATGCAGCAAGTCCCTGCGCAAATGAGAGACGAACTACCGGAGATCATCAACGAGTACGGAACTAACTTTCGTGCCCTTGGGTTCTCGGGTGAAGAGGCGTTTGGGCTTCTGGTTTCAGCAGCTGAAAAGGGCAAATTTGCGTTAGACAAAACCGGTGACGCGCTCAAAGAATTCACGATTCGTGGTGCAGATATGTCCAAAACATCGGTGGAGGCATATGAGGCTATTGGGCTGAATGCGGAAGAGATGTCTCGCATGGTGGCCACTGGTGGTGAAGAAGCTCAAGAAGCTTTGATGAAGACTGCTGGTGCGTTGCAGGACATTGAGGATCCAGCTGAGCGGGCGAATACGGCGATCGCGCTTTTCGGTACACCATTGGAAGACCTTTCTGTTGATCAAATTCCGGATTTCCTTGATGGGCTGACTGGTATGGGCGATGGCATGCAGGGCGTGGAAGGTGCTTCTCAGGCCATGGCCGATACGATCGCGAATTCGCTTGATGGTCGCCTGGATCGCCTTAAAGGAACAGTTCAGGGTCTTGCAGGTGATGCTTTTATGTGGGCGTGGGATGTGGTTGAGAATGATCTTCTCCCTGCTTTCCAAGATCTGGCTGGTTGGGCTCAGGACAACGAGAAGTGGTTGAAGCCATTGGCTGTTGCTGTTGGCGGTATGGCTACTGGCATGCTTGCCTGGACAGCTGCAACTAAGGCATACACTTTTGCTCAGGGGTTGGCGACTAAGTCTTTCAAGCTCTTTGATGGGGTAACGAAGAAGTCCATGATCGGCATGGTTGTGATGGCCGTAACTGGCCTGGTCACTGCGCTGATTTGGTTCTTCCGTGAGACGGAACTTGGTCAGGAAATCTGGGCGAATTTCACTAGCTTCCTCAAGAGTGCGTGGGAGTCGGTTTCTGAGACTTTTGGCAATGTTGTTGAGGCTATTTCTGGCTGGTGGGATGGCCTAACTGGTGATCTTTCAGCTGGTTGGGAGTCCATCAAATCGGGGGTGTTTGACTCGTGGACATACACAGTAGATACCGTGAAATCTGGATGGGAATCTTTCACAGATGGTATTTCTTCTGCCTGGAATTTCGTTAAAGATGCATTCGTTGCAGGCTGGAATGCGATCAAGGATCTGGTTTTCCTGGCGTTTACTTCCTACATCAATTTGATCAAACTTGAGTGGGATATCGTCACCGGCGCTCTTACCTTTGCGTGGAATTTCCTCAAGGATAATTTCATCGCTGGGTGGAATTTAATCCGCGATGGTGTATTCATCGCATGGGATAACGCAGTCAACAACCTTAAGGCTGTGTGGGACATCGTGACTACTGCTGTCACGACTGCGTGGACTGTACTGAAAGACCTTTTAGTCAGTGTATGGAACATCATCCGTGATGCTGTGTTCACGGCATTTAGTGTGGCTGCGGAAGTATTGCGGTCGTCGTTCGAAGTTGTAACGAACGCTATTAGTACTGCATGGGATTGGGTGAAAATCAGTCTCAACGCAGGTTATGAGTTCATTCGTGACACGGTGTTCGGTGGTCTGAAAACAGCTCTCGATACCGTAAAAAGCGCATTCGAGGTGGCACGCGATGCGATCGGCGTGGCCTGGGACGGGATTAAAGCGAAGGCTGCCGCCCCTGTCAAGTTTGTTATTGAGAGGGTTTTCAACGACGGCATCGTTGAGGCGTGGAATAAAGTCGCAGACTGGGTTGATTTGCCAACGATCAGCAAGTACCAACCAGATTGGCTAGGGCAATTTGCCCAAGGTACGTCTCGGGTGCCTGGGGCTAGAACCCCATATGACAACGTGCATATGGTCTCTACTGATGGGCGTTTTGGCATTTCACTGCGTGGCGGTGAAGGTGTTGTCGTTCCTGAGGTTGTAGATGCGCTTGGCCCAGACAAAATCGATGGGATGAACGCAGCCGCCAAAATGGGAGGCGCTCAGGGCGTTCTTCGTTATCTCGGTGGTTTCGCCGGTGGTGGTGTCATTGGGTCGATTTCTGGCCTAGTCAACCGGTTCTTTCCGGGTATGTCGATCACTTCGACGCTACGCCCAGGGGATCCGGGGCACCACGGAACCGGCAACGCGGTGGACTTCTCGAACGGTTTTGATTCGACGCCTGAGATGCGTTCGGCTGCTCAGTTCTTCTACAAGAATTATGGCCCTGCGCTTCTCGAATTGATCCACTCGCCGTTCAGCAACAACGTCAAGAACGGTCAGAACGTCGGTGATGGTTTCGGCTTGTACGGCGCTGGAACGATGAACGCTCACCGAAATCACGTGCACGTGGCTGCTGCTGGTGCGCTTCCTGAACCTGGTGACCCAATTACCCCTGTCCCGTCTGGTGGCGGTGGTGGGGGAGGTGTGATCAACTGGCTGCGTAATCGCGTGGCGGATGTTCTCGATGGGGTTTTCGATCCGATTGGGAATATGATCCCTAGTTTCGGTGGTCTCATTGGGGATTTGCCTAAGGCTGCTTTTTCGAAGATGACTGGGGCTGTCTCGGATTTCATTCGAGGTAAAGCGGAGGAGTCTGGCGCCTATTTTGGTGATGTCGGTGCTGGGGTTGAGCAGTGGCGTCCGCTGGTTATTTCGATTCTCAAGGCTAAGGGTTTCCCTGAGTCTTTAGCGGATACGACTTTGCGACGTATGGATCAGGAATCTGGTGGTAATTCGCGTGCGATTAATAACTGGGATTCTAACGCCGCAGCTGGTATCCCTTCCAAGGGCTTGATGCAGGTCATTGATCCAACTTTTGCGGCTCATAAAGATCCGGGTTTTGATGATATTTGGGACCCAGAGGCCAATATTCGTGCGTCTATGAATTATGCGGTTTCGCGGTATGGGTCTCTGCCTGCTGCATATAACCGCGCTGGTGGGTATCACGACGGTGGCCTAGCTGGGTATGGGCGTGGGCTTCTTCGGAAGACTGCGATTGAGCCTGAGATGGTGCTCAACCCTGAGACGACTCAAGCGTTTTTGCGATGGATGGATACGTCCCCGGAGTCTGCTCGGATAGTGGCGCGTGAGATCTCAGCTGCATTTGAAGGAGGCGACTTCGGCAGTGGAGAAACGGCATCTTATATCGGATCTCGGAATGCTGAGCGGCTTCTTGATGAGGTGTCGTGGATCGGCGCCACCGTCGATGAGGTAAAAGCTGCGTGGACTGGTGGGGATGCTGGTTACGCGGGACTTGCCCGCTATCTGGGTGGGAACAGCGAGCTTGCTCGGTCGATTCTTGATCGTGTTGAGTCGATCGGCACGGTCACTGAGGAGATCAGCGCTGCTTGGGCTGGCGGTGATTTCGGCTACGGTGAGCTTGCCTCGTATGTTGGTGAGCCTGTGGCGAAAGCATCGTTGGATGTGGTGGCTGCTGCTGGTGACCTGCATCGTGCTTTTGGTTCTCTTGGTGCTGCAATTACTGCGCAGTTCCAGGCGCCGGAAGTTAGTGCAGAGGTCGCTGGCATTGGACGTGACTACCTAGAAGATCAGGCCACATCGCTTCTTGATGTTGTCGGCCTGGGTGGACTCGTGCCGTTTGCCTCCGACATGGCAGACAAGCACGGCCCCGCTTTGCTGCAGTCTGCGCAGGACATGTTCGGCGGTATCTCCGTCTCAGGATCATTGGGGCCGAATGGGGCAACGGTGATTATTGAGGCTGAATCCGATGAAGATCTAGTTCGTGTTGGTCAGCTGAAAGCTTTGGCTGATCACGTTCAGGGGCTGGATGTTCAGATCAATGCGAAGAAGCGGCCGTTGGCTGCTGCTGTGACGAGAGGTGGTGTGATGTGACGATTTCTCCGATCAGGATTACTGGCAACACTCCGATGGGTGGCTCCTACGTTCCTGTTGGGTTGATTGTGGAATATGAGCCGCCCGCTGGTCCTCGATGGATGCTGACCTCTGCTGATGGTGACCGATATCGGAACATCTTCTTGCAACCGGGCGGTATTTCGGGGTTGCGTGGGCGTGTGGAGTGGGACGAATCGGAGTCTGTCAATCAGTACGGTGTGCGCCGTACTGGGAAGCAGAATTTCCGCACCCCTCCACTTGATATTTCATTGAATGTTGGTTTGCGCGCTGAGCGTGGCGAGATGGAATCTTTGGTGCGCCGGTGGGATCAGGCATGGTCTTTTTTTGAGCCGGGCAAATTGCACTTACGGTCGGTGGGATTTGAATTTTGGACTCCGGTGGTAGATCCGGTTTTCCCTGATTGGCCTGACAATCTCACTAGCCGAAGGTATTTGGAAGTGGAGATGTCTTGCCGTGCTCTTAAGGGGCATTGGTTCGGCAAGACTGAAATTTATGTGGGCACCACCCAGGTGCGTGCTAAGGGCGATGCGCCTTTGGTTTCTTCGTGCCGTCTCGTCTGGGATGGTCGTGCCACATCTTTCAAGGTCCCTGGTGGGGATACTATTTCTCTCACTTCTGTGAGCGGGAAACGCTTCATCAATCTTGATCGTGGCATGACTGGGCAGGTCACCACAGATACTGGTGCGGTTGATTCTGCTACTTGGTCATCTCTGCTTGGCAAAGTCGATGGTGTGTCCCTTGAGTCTGGCTCGGTTACTGAATGGCAGCTAGGGGCTGGCCTCACACTTGAGGTGACGCCTCGCTATTTGAGTCCGTGGAGGTGATTGCATGGTCGATTGGGTAGCTCATAAAGCACACCGAGAAAGAATCATGGATACTCATGGGCAGTGGGTGGGCATTTTGGATCGTGATTGGAATCCGATTCTTGATATTGAGGATTGGCAGAGCGCTGATTGGCCTGGCGTTTTTGCTGACACTGGCTCCATGAAGATGACTTTCGATGGACTGCTGGAAGATGGTTCCCGCAACCCTGCGGTCGAGGCGTTGCTCATGTCTGATCTGGGGAATTTGGATGATCCATCGAGTATGGAGCAGCTTTTTCATTCTGGTATACATATCGCGGTGGAACGACCTGGCCTGAAACGTCGTGTGTATCGCGTCCTGGATTTAACCCCGGAGGGTGGGCAGGATTTCCCGCGCCTGATGGAGGTCACTGGCTTGGATTTGGTGGAACATTTAAAGCATCTACCATCCTGGGCGGATCCAAGTAATCGCAGTAAGATTGTTCAGCTACAGTTTGCGGACATCCAGCAGGGGAGTGCTGAGGATGTATCCCGCAAGATTGTGGGACGCAACCTCATCGGATACCAGCAACCATCGTTGTTGGCGAATATGTTTTCATGGACTGACCCATACGGCAATACAGAAGAATGGAGCCGGTTTAATCCGAATTTGCATTCTGTGATTTGCTCGCCAATCAAATCGGGAATCCCGTCTGAGTGGACTGTGGTGTCTGCCAGGTGGGATAACGCTTGGGATTTACTCAAGGCGACGTGGGATGCTGCGGGCATTTTACCGACGGCGGAGCTGTGGTTCCCCGGTGACCTGCAGCCGTTCCCTAGCTACACCACTTTGCAGCTGCCTACTGTGGTGATCAATTTCAAGCCACGATCCACCGTCACTGGCGCTGCTGGTTTGTTGGGGCAGGGGTGGAATCATCTCACTCGAATAATTGATTCCGACGATAAGATTACCACCGTTCTGGGGTTTGATGACGCTCCGATTCCCACGGCTGATGGACGCGACCCGTGGGTGGTGTTTGACCTTCCAGAGGCACCACGAATGAACATCCGCAAGAGCACCGATCACACATTCCTGGTGGGTGGTAAATCACCTAAAGGTCTCAATGATGTGATTGAGGTCGGCATTAAGACCACGATCGCTGCGGTCGTGTCGATGATTCCGATGATCGGCCCACCGATTGCGGAGATCATTAAGGGTGGTGGTGAGCTGCTTGGAAAGCTCGCAGCTGACCGCTTCTTGAACCTCAATGAATTTACTGATCGTGCTCGTAAGCAATACCACGGCAGGTCTGGGTATATCTCAGTATCTAAACCCGGTGAAGCAAATTCCACTGAGGCACTACAAAAAGCATGGCAGGCGAAAACGGAAACCGCCGGCGGCTTATCAGTTGAATTCATTGTCGATGATCCGTACCCGTATTTGCCTGGTCGCGATTTCGATCTAGGTGATGTGGTGGGTGTTCGTGCGTGGGGAGCTATTTGGGCTGCGTATATCAGTGAGCTGTCCTGGGTCTCTGAACCTGGCCGTGCAGTGGGGTGGAGAATCCGGCTTGGAAATCTTTCAGCGCTTGCCGATCCTGAGGCGCTGCTGGCTGCGAATGCCGCAACTGTTCGCTCTGTTGTAGGGCGTTTGACTACGTCCGTGAATTCTTAGGAGGGCATGATGAAGCTTTACCCGTTTGATGTGCCTGAGGGGTTTCATCCGAATATTTGGTGGCTCATGGGATTTGGCCTGACCGTGGAGCAGGCTAATGCGTTGGCTCGGCACTTGAGTGATGATTTGGGTGTCCGGCTTGGTGAGGATAGTGGCGAGGTCACTGTTTCCTGGGCGGTCGGATTGGTTGGTGTGTGGGAGGATCGGATCATTGCAAACGTGGATGATCCGGTGGATATTACGATTTCTGAATCTTCTGCCGTGAGAATCACCGGAGGGGCGCTACCACCCGGTGTGAAACTTGAAAAGCACTCTGGAAAGCTGGTTGGGAGCCTTACTCATAGTGGGCTTTATTCCGTCACTGTGACGATTGGCCCAGCTGTGAAGTATGACCCATTGGGGACTCCTGGTGGGCCAAGTGATCCCGGTATGTGGATTCCAATTAATCAACCACGCCAACAGGTGACAACCGCGCTGAGTAATTTTCCGGCCACTGCCGATGATCTCAGTGATCGAGAAAAAGACTATTTACTTGCTGAGCTTTTAGCGTGGCAGGCAGGGGAAACAGTGAAGGAGGCTGACCGTGGGGATTAAACCATCAGGCGACTCACCCATTATTGTGCCACCCGATAACCCGCAAAACCGTTGGGGTGAGTGGGAAGCAGACCTTCGTGAAACCGGAGAAGTAGCAGGTGACGCTGCGAACCAAACGTGGTCACTCGCAGACTCTGCAGGACAACTCGCACAAGAAGCCTGGAACGGACTGACCACTGCCGCAAATGGCGTTGTCCAGGTGGTCGGCAAGATTCTTGAGGGCGGCTTGCAGGCTGGTGCGGTGGTCATCGGTGGAATCGTGGAAATCGGTTCTGCAATTATCGGTGGAGCGATTGATGGTGTGAAAAACCTATTCGGCTTTGTAGCTTCGATGATTGGGAATATTTTCCGTCGTGATGATACTCCACCTGAGCCGCTGCCGGATATCTTTTCGCCTATCGCGGCTGATTTGGAAGCTGAGATGGAGCCGTATTTTGATGAGGTGGATACGGCTTTAGCTAATTCGGAGGCTCTTGGCGAGGCTGCGGTGACGCATTCTCTGAATGCACTTTCGATTGCGGAGGCGGCTGCTCGGGATGCGCAAGCTGCGAATGAGGCTATCCAGGATATTGTGCTCGACGGTCAGCAATACGTTGACCAGGCTAGAGACTACGCTGAGTCCGCTCAGGGGCATGCGTCGAGCGCCCAAGGGTACGCGGCTGACGCTTTGGCTGCTGCTGACCAGGCTGATCAACTCAATTCTGATGTGCAGGCCGCGAAGCTCTTGGTTGACCAGGCCGTGGTTGCCGGGCAAGCGGAAGTCACGAAAGCGCAGAATCACGCTACTGACGCTGCTGCGGCGTTGGCTGCTGCTCAAGGTGTGCAGATCGATGTGGAAGCTGATGCGCAAGAGGTGCAGGCGAAGCTTGTGCAGATCGTGGGCTATCACGGTGAGGTGCTGACCGCCCAGGGGCAGGCGATTACTTCGGCAAGTAATGCCGCACAATCAGCGCTTGACGCTGCTGCTGAGCTGGCTGCTGCACAGGCGATTCAGGTTAATGTGAACGCCGCGCTGTCTCGTGGTGTGCGTGCTGCTGGTAGTGCTGCTGCTCAGGCCAGTGTCGCCACGATGATGAATAGTCAGGCGATCGAGCAGGTCGCTTTGGCTGCGCAGAAAGCTTTGGATGCTGCCAGTGAGAACGCGAGCGCGTTGGCTGCTGCGACATCTGCTAATGAGAAAGCTCAGCAGGCCAATACTGAGGCGGTGATGGCTGAAGCTGCACGCAATGCAGCTCAGGACGCTGCGACACGTGCGAATACGGATGCGCTAAAAGCCCTACAGCAGTACGTTACTCGCGTGATGTTTTTGCCGGATTCCACGAAGGTGAATTCGGTGAACAATCCTCACTGGCTGGTTACTTTCCAGTCCGGCAAACGAAAACTGAAAGCTAAGGAAGGTTGGGTGGGCGAGTGGATTTATCACTCCGCTGTTCACCGTTCTGGTGATTTCGGGCCGGTTATTGAGGGTGGTACGGTGACCGCAGCGTCCCGCGAGTTCCTTCTGGACACTGCTACGTCGTCGGCTACGCTGCAATATTCAATTAGGCCGGGGGTTCCACGTCTTGCTAATCCTGCGTCGGTGTCTGGGTGGGTTCTGTCCACTCGGGATACGTGGATAAATATGCCCGTATCTGACACACCTGACAATCTCACTAGCGGCGTATTTACCGCTAAAACTGCTGGTGAGCATGAAATTTACTTCCGCGCTGGCTGGGATGCCACGACACGTAATGACTCTTATGGCGTGAAGATTATCCGGCAGAAGGTTGGGGGCACGGTTCAAACTGTGCAGGAAATTAAGCAGGTTGGAATTGGCCCGCTTTTCTCAGGTCAAGACGGGTATCGAACCCAGTCAATCCGCGTAAATCTCACTTTGGCGGTTGATGAGAAAGTTACTTTCCAGGCGTGGGCTGGTGCGACTGGCACTGATCAACGTCGGATGCGGGATTCTGAAATTTCCGTCGGCTGGGTGGATGCGCCTAGCGATACGTCTGACATTACTTAAAGGAGAAATAATGCCTGTTTTTGATTTTGACGTGTGGGCTGAGTCCACCAAGAAGATTCCGAAAGAAAACATCGCTGCTGCGCTTAACGCAGTGGTTGACAGGAAAAAGGCGATTGATCTGGAGCCGGCTATTTTTGCTCAGCGCAATGCAGCATCCACGATTTACCACTCGACTGCGCCTCATGAAGAGGTCGAGGGCGTGGTCGTGTGGGTGCCACCTGTCGCTGACTTCGCTGCGTACCCTACGGGTTTTGAGGTCACACACCTAGGTAAGAAGTGGGTAAATATCGATCAGGACGTGGCCACGGGCGAGCCTGGCACTGACCCCGCATGGCAGGAGACCACCGAACCAGAGGAGGTACCAAGTGAGTGAGCCGATAATCCGCACCGGTGACATTCCGGCGCTGTCTAAAGCTGTGGCCAGAACCTGCGAAGCGGTGGGCGAGGTGGCGCGCCAAAACAAGATTTTGGCAGAAGCTGTCTCCGCGCTCAGCGAACGCATCGCAGTACTCGAGGGGAGGTTGTCATGACCGACTTCATTGAGCCTTTCGGCCTGGTGCTGCATAAGGAGGTCGGTACTGATACTTTTAAACCGGCTTATGTTCAATTGCCAGTTGGTGTGAATACTTTGCTGGTGACCCTTCCTGGAAATAAAGATGTTACTTTTTCGATCTTTAGAAGTAACAATTGGTCTTCTGCGCTTGAGCACATCACTATTCCTGCTGGAACTAAGAATTGGGTGCGCACCATCGGTGTCCGTGCCGGTGAACCTAGGTTTATCGCTATGACTTCTTGGCCTGGCGTGTCAGATGAAATGCGCGCCACTGTTACAGTAACCACTATCCCGCTGCTTGGAGCGGGGGGGGGGGGGGGTAAGCCTCTACAGCTTCACCTCATTTTTTGGTGGTGGCGACAGTGACCACACCAGTAGATTTTCCACTACCTCAGTCCACGATTCTACGGCCGAACGCGACTACCGATCACTTCTTTCTGGTGACGGCAGGGCCAAGAAGATCAGAGACCACAATTTCCATACCTATTGGTGTTCATTACGTTCACATCGACGCGCAGATGTTGAGCGGAAACATCAACTTTCGACTTCGGTTTTCCCATGCTGGCTCTGTGATTTTTCCTTTCGCATATACGACGATCGCAGGCACGGGGTCGCTCATGGCGAAAATTGTGGTCGATACGCCAGGGGCGTGGATTGCGATTCAGGGAACTGCGAGCGCATCGGCGATAGATACAGCCCGTGTCGGCGTGACTGTCGTGACGGCAGGAATGACCTAGCGAATGCGGTGATGGCATGAGTGAGCCATTAGACCTCATGATGCCGAAATCGTGGGTGCTCGCACCAGGAAATCTAACTTATGCTCATGACTGCGTAATTAGGGTTGGTGCGATCGGGTCTAGCAATGCCCAGATTCCCCTCCCACTAGGGGCATCGACAATTAGCGTGTCCTGGGATGGCTCTACTGGCATGGCTATTCGACGACGACCAGCGAGTGGCCCTGATGTGGTTTTGGCCTCAATTCCTCGCGGAGTAGGGATACGCACCGCTTTTGTTAGCACGTCGGCCCGCAAAGCCGGCGACGCACTTCGGTTTGGTATCACGGAAGCTCCCACCACCGGAGATGTGGAAAATTCTCAGTGTGCTGTGACATTACTGAGTATCCCTCCCGCGCAATGACATGAGTAGATGATAAAACCCGTAAACCCCGTACCGCTTGGTGCGGGGATTTTTTATGCACAAAAGAAAGGAAAAGACAATGGCTAAACCGCTTATTCGAGATTGGCATTTGAGATTCAATTTCGGCGGACCACGCAGTACTGATTCGCTTATCGGTATCGCAATCCACACCACGGAGAACGATCCATCCACCCCGGCCGAAAACGTAGCGCAATATCAGGTGGATTCCGAATCCGGTTCCTATAATGTCCTGGCTGATCGCAAGGGTCTGCTGCTGGAAAACACGGACAATTGGATCACCTGGTCAACCGGTAACAAGGGAAATTCAATCCTACTGCACTTAAGCTTTGTAGCTCGAGCATCCATGACACGTGCCCAGTGGCTGGCAGAGGACGCCATGCTGCGCCACGGCGCGTGGCAAGTCGCACAGTGGTGCCAGAAATATGGCTGGCCGGTCAAACACGTCGACGTGTGGAATCTGCCGGGCATCACGACTCACGACGCTACTCGTGCCTGGGGCGGCACTGACCACACGGATCCAGGACCAAACTTTCCGTGGGATGTTTTCCTGCGCTATGTCAATGAAGAAATTGCTGGACCCACCTCAACTACTCAGGAGAATGATATGACTGTCCTTTCTGGAGTGTCGGCACAGGCGCTTAATATCGTGCGCATTGGAGTGACCGCGCTGACCGAACCACTTAAGTCTGTGATCAATCCCGCCAAGAAGTTTTTGCTTACTGACCTGGTCCGCTTCATAGATGCTGGCGTGTGGCAGAACCGTGTACTGCTCAATCACATTGTGACCAAGCTCGGTGATGATCCACAGGCGATCGTCGATGCCGCTGTCAAGGCTGATCGTGAGGGGAAATAATGAGCACACCGATTCACATCAGTCAATATCCAGCCAATGATATTGTCCGAAAAGCTGTACTAGCTGAGCTTAATAAGTCAAGTTGGTTTGCCAGGCATAAGGCGTCACTGTCAATCGCTGCTGGACTACTGCTCACTGTCCTCCAATCCGGGGTCATTGACGTGACTGAGGTACCCAGCTGGGTGTCCTACATCATCTCATCTGTCACGTGGATAGCTGTGCTTTTTGTGGTGGCTGGCACTCCTGACGCGGTCACCCCGTCAATGGAGGATCGCCTGGCACAGCGGGTAGAGGAACTCTCAACCGACGTATCCACAGCAGTGGGCGATGTGCGGATACAGGCACATGACGTACTCGCGACAGCGCGTGATGATGCCACCACAGCGCTCAATACGATGCTGGGAATCGGAGTGGATCATACCCGCGCACCAGAGCACCGCGTAGAGGAGTAGCTGTCATGGTTGCGTGGAAAGCTAGGCTGTCGCGCGTGGCGCCACGTATCGCTGCACTGACCTGGGCAGCCTATGCGGTGACTAGGGTAGCAGCCTATGCATCAGCATCACCTCCTCAGCTTCAACAGGTTCATGAGATTCTCCCGCTATGGATCCCGTGGACAGTGGTGGCCACGCTTCTAATCCTGGGTGGTCTAGTTCCACCGCGCGCCGGGCAGCGGTCGAAGTCGTTGGCTCGTGGGATGAGGCAGTGGGGGTCGGTGATATCGACGATGACATTAGGGATTTGGGCGGTGGCTTTTCTTCTGGCAGATGCTTCTCGTGGGTGGGTGAGTGCCGTGAATTATTTCATGTTGACGGCGTTTGCTGTGCTGTCTGGGTGGATCATGAGCCGCGAGGTGGCGAGCGTTCGTGCGGTCCAGGGTGGTGATGCTTATGCCCCCATGGACTGAAAATGCTCTGCTGCTGGCTTTAGCTGCGGGGCTGTTGGGAATTCTCCAAAACCTTCTAAACCGTTCAGGTAGGAAAATGGAGGTTGATGCCACCTCTGATGATGCTCACGTGAAGCGGCTTGGTGAGCACCTGGATCGGCTTGAGCAAGCGCAGTTGCATGACCGCCGTCGTATTGATTGGTTGGAGGATGAGCTGTGGGCGGAGCGTGGTGTTAATACGGAGTTGCGGCATGCGTTGGTCCAGGTGGTGGATTGGGGTGAGTCTGTCTCGGAGTGGAAGCGCGGTGACCGGTCCGTTCAGGCTCCTCAGGATCTTGATTGGGGGAAGTTCCGCACGCTGTTGGAGTCCCCACGACCCCGCCGGCCACCTCCACCATCTCCCGAATAAGCAATTGCCCCCACTGACCTGCGCGGTCGGTGGGGGCTTCTTTTGGTAGTAATGGAGTTTGCTCTAGATATCTAGCTTCCAGAGTGTGGCATCAAGAGCGCCTGCATGCCAACCCAGTTGTGCGGCAGTGTCTCGGATTACTTTCTCAGTCTTGTTATAAGGAAGTCGAGGGATACCTGCTGCCTTGAGAACTTTGCGGATCCGCGCATCGATGGCGAAAGACTCTGGATCGCCGACAAGGATCCCAACATAGTTTGCGGTCTTCGGGCCGACACCACGGATGTGTTGAAGATTCTTCAGCAGAGCTGATTTTTCATCTGGTGTTTGGAAGCAAGTGCGAATTTCTTCTACTGTATTTAAATTTTGCTGTTGAAACGTGGTCGCTAAATTCAGGGCTATGCTAGCGCGGTCATCAGACTGGTATTGCATAACATCTTTGGGATCCTCTTTCTGTAAGAGATCCAGGAATCCTGAAGTTGTTGCGGCTTCTGGATAGGTGTTGATGACGTGGCGAACTCGGGGGTAGACAAGGTTTTTATAGGATCTTTGAGGTTGTAAGACTGCGTCGACGATGACGCCGCCGATGTGTGTCCATCCTGGTTTTACTGATTCTGGTGTTGTGATTCCGCTGGCCTGTAGATACTCAAGCAGGGCAGTGGTGTGGTTGGAGGATGTCATGACGCTACCTTATGTCAGTTCTGGTACTTTAATATTCGTCCTGGCACAAAATTAATTTCCCCACAACCTTTATGGTGGTGGGGGCTTATTTTCATATCTACTAGAGGAACGTGATGGGAATATTCTGATCTTCTAAGGCCTGCAGAAGGATCGGTACTACGAACACTTCGTCTCCATTGGGGGTGATGACCTTAGCGTCAGGCCCGGAGATCATGTCGCCTCCGCAGGGGAAGTAGGTGTGTAAGTAGCCGTCTTTGACTTCTGCGGTGGTGCCTTTTTTGAAGATGATCTTTTCGCCAGGTGTGTTAGGCCAGGGGATGTTGCGTAGCTGTATTGCCTCGGGGGCGATGTGTGGGTCCATGTCCTTTTTCCTGATTTATTAGATATCGATTGCATTACACATATCGTCGCACGCAAGTCATAACCATGAGCATAAGATAACCCTTTTTATTCACATATTCCTCTAAGCATGGATGACGACGCTTAATCACCCGGCCGTCTCTAAGCTGACGTCCTCAAGTTCGCACCCCAGGATGGCCACGGCTAGATGTTCGAGGCGTTTTGGTGTGAGAGGCATCTGGAGATCGCCCAGGATCTGGGTTGCGATGTCTACCTCGTCGCCAATGAAGGCATGATCAGGGGTTCTTAAGATCATCATGATGCGGTCAGCGGGGGTCGTTTTCGCAGCCGATACCGTCACTATCGCTGTCGTGTCGGCTGGCAT